GGCTTGGTGTGGGGATGAAGCTGGGCTACTTTAGCTTTGGTGTTGACATGGCGCGCTCAAGCGTCCAGCCCTGCCGCATAACGCGGCAGCGCACGATCTCAAGACCGACGACGCTGTGTCGTCGCACTACATCTGCAAGCGGTAGGCGCTCGCCGTTGTAATCTACGTAGACCGTGTTGCGCTTGTTATTCGCTTGTTCGATGCGAGTTGCCCATCGGCAATTGTCCGGTTCGTAATCGCCGTTGACGTTATTGCGCTCAATCGAATGAGCCTCGCTTGGCCGATCGCCCATGTCGGCGAGAAAGTTTTCAAACTCTAGCCAGCGATCACAGACCTTAATTCCCCGGGCGCCATATTCTGGGTACATCTGCGCTTTTGGATTGACGCATCGGGCCACCATCATTTGCCAGCACGAATATTCCGGGCGGATGACTCCGCCAGCGGCGTAGCCATGCTTGAGCTTCCGTGCGCCCAAGTCCTCGCGCTGGAAGCACCCGCAGCTCTTGCTCTTTCCTGCCGTCAGCAGGTAATGGCGAACCCTGCGCTCTGTGCCGCACTCGCAACGACAGAGCCAATTTTTCAGGTTGTTTAAGTCGCTTATCGCATCGCCTATTACGGTCCAGCGATGGAGCTTTTGCCCGACTTTAATAGCTTGATGTATATTGCGCGTAACCATGACGACCTCTCCAGTAGGTTGGCTTGGTTAGAGGCCCCATCGTGTTGGTAGCACGTTGGGGCTTCGCTAATTGTAGCGTCAATTCATCAGTCTGGTATCTGCGGACGAGCCCAGCAGCGACAGTTCGGAAAACAACCCGCGTGGCCCGTCATGCCGTCGAGCGTCGGCGGTTCAGACCACTTCACGAACTTGCCTTGCATCGCCTTATGCGATGACCTCACCGCGCCGTCGTGGCTGGTTTCCCAGAAATATCCTTCCGAGCCAATGTGCTCAGCGCGAGCCTGGGTGAGGGTAGAGGCGGTGCGAGCGACTTCCGTCCGCGCAATCAGCACAGCTTTCGACTGTGAGACTTCTTCCGACCGCATGATCTCGGCCGCGATCTCTTTCGCTCGTACGGAATTCTCGATGCCTTCGAGCGTGAGCCGATGAACCCGCTGTGCAGCGTCGAGCGGGATGCTCTGGATCAGCGTGACCTGCTCGACCAGCAACTGCTGCATCACGCGGCCGGTCGGCGCGCTGCGTATCTCTTCTCGTAGCCCTCGCGACAATTCCTTCGCCATCGTCTGCCACGCCTGCTCGTCACGCAGCGCAACGTCCATCAGCATGTTGCTGGCTGTCTGCGTCGCCCAACCCTTGAGCATGTCCGAGTAAGCGCCGAGCAAATGCTCGATCGTCGGCACCTGCGACATGTCGCCGGGCGTGAACGGCTGGATGATCGCGCTGACCTGTGCCGCGACCTTGCGAAGCTGTGAGCCGTAGCGAAGCTCGGCACCGCGCGTCTTGACCGGATTGCGGCTGCGCTTGCGGTCAAGGGTGATCGTCATTTGCGGCGCAAGCGTTTGAGCCAGGATACGGCGGCGCCAGAATCGCCCGTCAGCTTCGACACATCGGGCAAATCAAGCTCGCCAGGCGGCGGCGCGTTTGCGGCCTGCTCTTCGGCTTCCGCGATTTTGTCGTCGTCAATCGACCCAAACATGCCGGTCACGGGGGCTGAGTTTTTTAACTCCTTCATCGCGGTCGGAATGTCGATCACATTCGCGTCGAGCGCAGCCGTCACAGCCGTCACCGTCTTTACGGCGATTTCCGCTTTATCGTTTTCCGGCGAATCGTCCAGCGTGCGGAATTCGAACGCGAAGTCATCGGGCAGCGGCTTTCCGAGCGTCGACATGGACATGACGGCCAGCAATCGCTGCAGGCCAGTGCGAAGCTCTTTTTCTTGCTTCTGATGAACCTTCTCGTGGTACTGACGCCGCGGACCCTCTCCGGTATCGCTTAGACCACTCGGAGATTGCCCGAATAGGCGAGACAGAGGGATTCCAGTCGCCCCGGACAACTGCTGCGCAAACTGGACCAGCACATCAGGCAGGCCCGAGAACGAATACTGGTGCGTATCGAACTCGTCGTCACCGTCGAGGATCGTCATGCCCTCGTTGGTCTGAGCTTCGCGCGTGTACTTGATCTGGGCATTCAGTCCTGCTAGAGCAGGACCGCCGGCCGCAATGATGTCGCGCAGTCCCTTGATCTTCATGACGCGAAGATGCGCCTTGTAGACCAGTTGACCAGCGCCGACCGTCGCGCTATCGAATGCGATCAGACGATCCCATAGCGGCTCAAGGACCGACAGACCCCAGCCGTTTTCCGACACGCGCTGGTAGAACGGCAGATCTTCACCATCCAGGCGGATGACGCGGCTGTAATGGATCTTCGCCTTCGGGATGGCTGCGTAGTCAGCGATGACGTTGTAGTAGACCGGTCGGCCCATGTCCGCGCCGTACTCCGTTACCACATCACCGACTGGCGGCGAGACCATCCAGCGGTCGAGGATCAGCAGCCCTTTGAACTGGCCTTTGCCGATCCGGTCAGGATCGAGCTCCGTGGCCATATCCTGGCCATCGATCAACATCACGGCGATCGAGCCGCCGTACAGACGCGCCCACTTGCCGTTCTCGCAGAGCCGGTCCCAGATCGCCATACGAACCAGGTCGGCTTCAAGTCGCGTGATCTCGTTAGGCTCAAGCCCCGACATTTCGATGCCGCAGCGAGTCATGTCCTCGGGGATCGCATCGACTGCCTGTCGAACGATCCACGACCCGCGGTAAGCCGCCTCCATCTGGATGCGGTTGCGGCTTTGATACGACAGCGCGTAGGCAGAGCCTGACGACTGGTTATTCGTGCCCCAGCCAACCTGTGCGGCTGCGTTCTGGAAGCTGTCCGAGGTACGGATTGGCTGCGTCACGCCCGCCTTCTTGGTTTGACGTGACTTTGCCATACTTTGAGTAAATCCTTTTTCTCGGCTCGCGGGCCTTTAGAGGAATCAACCGGCCAACTTGGCCCAGACGTCGATGTTGTTTCCACCTGGCGCATAGCACATGACGAACGCGTCAGCGATATTCGGGGACGGGACGTCGCGCTTAGCCAAGTCTTTTTTGCTTTCGACTTTGACGCGGCCGTTTTGGTCGTAGTCCTTCTTTGGCGTCGCCAGCTCGTCGATCAGCTTGTCCAGGTGCGGGCAGTCTGACGCGATGCTTATGAGTTGATTGTCGGGAAACTTCTCGCCACGGCGAACTGCATTGAAGGTGTTGCGAAACCGGTCCGCGAGCATCCACCATGACTGCGCCTTCAGGTTCGAGAACATGTCCTTGTTCGTCACCTTCGGCTGGTATTCGCGCTCTGGTTCCCACACAGCATCGCCCGCGTTGAATTTCTCGTAGCGGATCGGGAAACGGGTGGGCGAGGCCTCGTTGACTTCCTTGAACTTCGCGCCGGCCGAGGCACCAACGCCTATACAGTCATAGACGATCTGGGCGTCGCGCTCCTGTGCAGCAGAGTAGGTGCGGCTGCACGACTTCAGCAATTCATCTTCGCCAGCCTTCCACTCGTCAGCCCATGACACGACCGAACCGTGCGCGAATACATTGGCGCACTTGTCAGCGCCGGAGTCAGCCACGTCGAAGCCAATGCGCTTGCGTCCGGCAGGCTCGAAGCCAAGTGCTTTATGTGCATCGATTGCGGCCATGATCCACGAGCGCTTGATGATCGAACTATCGTCGTCATCCTTCGGCACACCAAGATAGATGTGATTAAACTCGTCTTCGTCTTCCAGGCGCGCGGCCTCAATGACGTCGCGCATCGTCTGCGACAGAAACGGGTTTTCGTCGTAGTTGATCAACCGCTTTGCGGTGCGCGGCGGCGGATTGGTTACAAAGCGCTTGTATGCAAAGTCTGTCGCGAGGCGCGGGTTGAAAATAATCCAGTGCTGCGACCCCTGCTTACGGATGGTCGGCTCAAGAACCTTCCATTGAGCCTCCGACAACAGATGCGCTTCTTCGCTCCAGTGAATATCGATCGACTCGATCGACTTCACTTCGTCGATCTGGCGCCACAACCCGTAGAAGACAAACTCGCTGCCCGTCGCCGTGCAGATAATCTTGTTGTCCAGAATGCGAAACTTCGAGCCAAGCCCGAAGCGCTCAATCTGGATCTTGAGCAAGCTATAGACCGAATCCTCGATCCGGTTCTGAAACTGTCGCGTGCAGAGGAACTTCAACTTCATCTGCTGCGCGAGGAATATCGCGAATCCCGATGCATCCCATGACTTCGAGCTGGATCGGCCGCCATACAGCACGCGGTTGCGCGCTGGCGTCATCCAGAAGTCACGCAGTGCTGGGTTGAGACTTGGCGCCTCCATAGAAGTCATCGAGCGTCATCGTCGGTTTGTCAGGCTCGCCGACTGCCTTGTCCTTGTTTGCGGCCAGAAGATTCAGCGCGATCTTTCCGGACTCGTTGGCGAGCGACGTGAGGGCAGCGATGCCGCGCAAGTTTTCGCCACTGGACAGCGGAGCCGCATCATCGATCTTTGCAACTTCAGAATGGGCGAGTGCCGAGAGACGGTGCGCAGTGGCGGCACCGTAGTCGGCTGCGGATGCCAAGTGATTGCTGATCGAGAGCAGCCGCTGCGCCAAAGTTTGCGCACTAATCTGCGAACTAATTGGCAGCTTCGAAAGTGCGGTCTGCGCGTTAGCCAATTGATTCGCAACGGTTTTTATTTCCGAAACCTGCGAACTTACCTTTTTCCGGATTGCCGTCTCGGAAATGCCGAACTCATCGGCTAGGGCTCGCCCCGACTCACCCTCAAGCAGGCGCAGACGTATTTGTTCCCACTGTGCGTCGGTGAGCTTGCTGGGACGACCCATGATGCGCAAATAAAGAAAGCCTCTATCGAGGCAAACGCCGTTACCGGCGCGGAGGAGATTGGATTGTCCGATCCTCGTACACACTTTTCGGACACGTTCACGGCTGACGGCTGCCCGCGCAGAGGAGCCCGTCTATCGGAGGCGGGAACATGCGTTGAGGCGCAGCCGTCATGCGTGAACGTGCTGGTGACGGACTCCAGCGTCTGCTTAATCGTGCGGCCGGTATGCGTCGCTGAATTCGTGCATCATCACGCTTGAGACGATCCGGAAGATTTCGCCTTCCGTCAGGCTCATT